GTCCCAAGATCCAGCCGACGACGAGCGCGATGATCGCCGCCTGAAGTGGATCGATTGGCAACTGAAAGCGGGCGATCGTGGTCATCGTTAGCTAAAAAGGAACCTCCTCTTCGCCGCCGTAAACGTCGTAGTCAATCACGCCAATGGGTTCGGGTAACTCACCAAGTTCATAGTCGACAACTCGGTCGTAGGGTTCACCCTCTACGCCGCGTACGGTGATCGAAAACGTCTCTGCCAACGAGCCAGCTTCCGCGAGTTCGACAGCTCGCTCAGCGGTCGCCGGAACTGGGTCTGGTGATCGCCGCCGCCACCATGCCTCGGCCTTTCGTCGTGCGTATCCGTCGTGCTCGAAGCAAACCCATTCACTTACGAATTCATCCAGCGCGATCTGATACTCCACTCGCATCGTTTTCGGCGATTCGGCGCTGGCACCTCGTTTCGTGTGGACGTAATAGGTAACGTCCTGCACGTCGTGCGACGTCTTCGTAACTTTGCCGGACAACACGTTCGCCGAAGAGGCTTCGGCGTCGTGGGGATGGCGTTCGGGTGGGGGAAACTCGTAGCTGCAGTCGGGACACACCGCGTATCCGGCAGCGATGAGCGAATTGCACTCAGGACATTCCTTGGCGGGCGCGGGACCACCTCCGACGCCAGGCTTCTTCTGTATTGAGATCTGGTCGATCGGACCGTGGCGTTCGATATTGCCGCCGACGTCGAGAATCAGACAATCTCTTTTGTCTGGATGTTGCCGCAGGCCGCGACCTACCATCTGAACAAGAAGTCCCGGTGACATCGTCGGCCGCAACAACGCGATGCAGTCAATGTTTGGAGCGTCGAAGCCGGTGGTCAGCACATTGACGTTGCAGAGATATTTGAGCGGCTCGCGGCCGAACAGCGTTCCAGACGAGTCGCCTCGGAACCGCGCCAGCAGCTCTTCCCGCTCCGAGGTTGGCGTCTCGCCGCATACGAACCCGCACTCTGCGTTATGCTTTTCGCGTAAGATGCGAGCGATGTGTTTGCCGTGCTCGACGCCGGAAGCGAAGATCAAACATGACTGACGATCCGCTGTTCGTTCAACGATCTCACCACACGCTGCTTCGACGAGCGCATCGCGATTCATGAGTGACTCGAGTTCGCCCGCAACGAACTCGCCGCCACGGACAGCGACGTTTTCCGTGTGCGCTTTGATTCTGCCAGCTTTCGAGACGAGCCGACAGAGATAGCCATCGCGGATTAATTCGCGGACACCGATTTCGTAACAGACATGATTGAGGAAATGATCTGGCGAACAGATCATGCCTGATTTGAGACGATACGGCGTTGCCGTCATGCCGATTACTCGGAGATGCGGGCTTATGGCCTTGGCATCTGCGAGAAACTGGCGATACATCCCGTCGCCTTCGGTAGAAATAAGATGTGCTTCGTCGACGATCACCAAGTCAAACGCGTCCAGCTCGTTTGCGCGACGATACACCGATTGGATGCCGGCACAAATGATCGGCGATTCCGTATCGCGTTGCTTCAAGCCAGCGGAGTAGATTCCCACTTTTACATCGGGGCAGAGCCGTCGAATCTTGTCGGCGTTCTGTTCGAGTAACTCTTGAACGTGGGCAAGTACAAGGACGCGTCCCTTCCAGCGAACGACCGCATCGCTGGCGATTTGAGCAATGATGATCGACTTTCCAGCGCCCGTCGGACATACCACGACGGGGTTGCCGTCCAGCTCGCGCAGATGTCGATAAACGGCATCCACCGCGGCTTCCTGGTAAGGTCGGAGCTTCATGACGTCGATTGCTCCAACCGCTGAAGTTCGCGATTCAGATACCATGCTGCCTTGCGGAGGTCTTGAAGCCTATCGCCCTTGCGGCCGGCGCGGCAAAGGTATTTCAAGACGCAGCCCAAGTGGAATCCGAGTCGCCACGCTTCGATCACATCAATCGGCTCGATCGTCGAGAACGTGTAATGCGATGGATGATCGATTGGATCGTCCCCACGATGAACCTGGAGAATCACGGGATCGTCGGTCACAGCCATCACTTGTTCTCCGCGAGCGTCAGATAGAGTTGCACGGCAAGCCGCGGGAGATCGTCGAGGCGAACGACGGCGACCCAGGGCTGGCGATTTTGCCGATGCAAAACAACTGGGATCTTGTCACCGGCATCTTCGGTCGCCTGAGCCAGCGCCTTGTAGATTCGGAAGTCTTCGCAGCGTTTGACCTCGAAGTGCAGGTCCGGAATGTCGACAACAACATCCGGCGACTCATCGCTTCCTTGGAACTGGCGCCCACGACGGGCATCGACGTTGAACAGGCGTTGTAGCTCCGCTGCCGCCTCGCGTTCGCCACGCTTGCCTTTGTTGCGTGATTGGAGTCCCATCAGATCTTTACCGTTGGATAAGATGAATGGATGACTGAGAACCCTTATGCGCCTCCAGCGACATCACGGCAAGCACTGCCAGGTCAGCGAACTCGCTTCAGATTCGGGAGTCTGGTTTTTCTCGGAGTGGGCAGCATGTTTGTCCTGCTGCCCACGTGGGCAGTCTTGTCAACGATCAACGACCCGCGGTTTCAATGGGGAGTTGGATATGTCGCGTCCTTAATAATTGCAGTCGAGCTGTTGATGATTGCACTCGGCCTGTTGCTGATCGCTCACGGCGTTCTGCGGTCCAACACGACGATCGGCCTCGCGAGTTGCTTCTTGCTCGCCATCATCGCGTTGGTTGTCGCAGCCGCGATCGTTCTTTTCTGAGGCGTGTTATCCACGCCGCCAAGGTGGAGCATCATTCACGGCCTGCAGCGGCTTCCCCTCCAACGCTTCCTTCTTGGCGTAGCCGCGGATCTCGTTTTGCACTTCATCCGTGTCGCGCCGCTTCTTGCACTTGACGCTGATCACCAATGGAAGATCATGCAACTCGGTCGAGTCTTTCGGCTGCAGGACGCCGACGGCCCGACAAATGGCCGACAGTTCGCCGCGCGCGATCTTCACGGCGGTCGCATTGGGGTTGTCGAGGTTCAAGCGGGCCCACACAAAACGACCCTTGTAGTCGCCGTCGAGAATTTGAAAAGTGAGTTGCAAATAGTTGCCAGTTCCGGCCTTGTTCGGCTTGTACTCGCTCTCCGTAATTACAGCGGCGTACTTGCCCGCGGGAATCGGATCGAAGTCGGTGGTTGGTTCAACTTCGTTAGCGTTAAACCCAGATAAATTCGCCATAGAACAGGTCTCCTGGTATCGGTATGGTGAGAGTGGTTGAAAATGATTGATCAAGCGTTGGCGGGAGTGGCGTTGCCAACAATCGCGCCAAGCAAGGCGTCCCAGGTCAACGGCAGCTCGGCCGGCAGGTTGTAGCGGTTTTTGGCCACACAAGACGGGCCACCGACAGTTCGCAGAATGCGTTCGCCGCCGTCTCTGCCAACAGCATGGGCGATGCCCCGCTCGCGATTGAAACCGGCGTCTTCGCGTTCGACGCGGAACTTGCGAGTGGCAAACGTGACGATATCCACCCACTCCGTCAGCAACGCGCCGGCATGTTTATGTAAACGAGGCGAGTAGCGATCGTACGCCGACGATTCAGGATCCTCGAATCGTTCGACCTTGGCATGAGCCAACAGCAAAACGAGCAGCCCTTGCTCCTTATGCAGCGTGGTCAAGCCGTCCAGGAACTTCCGCCAGTACGGCAACGCATGCACATAGCCCTTGCCATATCCGCCGTCGACCTTTTCGATCGACTTGGCTCCGTAGTCACGACAAACGGCGTCCCACACCAGACGTTCCAGCCAATCCAAACTGTCGATCACCACCGTTTGGTAATCGTGCTTCTCGTTGTACAGAGCGCCGAGCGCCGACAACACATCTTCAAACGACTTGGCAAGCGGAAAGCTGTGGCAGTCGATTTGGTTTAGTCCATCTTCAGTGGGAATGAAGATCGCGCCGGGCGTCTGCGCTCCCAATGTGCTCTTGCCAACGCCTTCGCATCCATAAAGCAAGATCCGCGGCGGAGCTTCTTGTCGCCCTTTCTGAATCGATTCGAGTAGGCTCATTCTGTCGTTCCTTTCTTGGATAGGTGATAAAGACAGCGTCGGGCGGAGGCGGCCGATTCGGCTCATTTAAGGTCAGTGACCTGGTTTCGCATCTGCGCAGCCCGCCACACCAACCGCCCGACGATGATTTGCGGATCAGACGTGGTCGAAGGACCGCACGTCTTCGTAGCCCGTTTCCCAGGTATTAGTTTCTTCGCAACGAAGCAGTCGCCCGATGGCCGCTTCGTTTTCACGTTGTGCGGAGGCGAGTGAATCGTCGCTGACTTGCCACACACCGGCGCGATACGGTTCTCTCTTCTCGACACCGATGAAGAACACCGGCATTGCCATGCCAAGGACCTGCGCTAGGACCGCGCGATAGAACGCCATTTGATGGATGTAGCTGTAACGCTTGGCGTCCGACTCGAACCATTGCAAATCGTCGCACGTCTTCAGATCGACGATTCCCGAATGTGGGTTAAGCCAATCCAGCCTGATCTGGCATCGCTTGCCGCAGTACTCTGTCCGCACAACGCCTTCCGCAATGCCGCCTGACAATAGTTCTTGTGCGAACTCATTTCGCTTCACGCCCTCGGCCATCTGACTGACTAGATTGAACTGTTCAAGTGTGATGACATCTTTGCCACCTTGCTTGGCAGCCCATTCCGCCCAGGCTTTGGTAGAAGAGCCGAACGGCGAGCCGGTCTTGGGATTGATCGGCCCGCCGACGGCGAAGGAGCGACGGAAGGCTTCGAGTCCTTCCAGGATCACCGTGTGTGCCGCACGGCCCACGAGATACGCTGGACGGTCTTCATCGGCAATGAGACCGGAGCGTTTGCGGTGATAGAGCAGAGGGCACTTGCGAAAGTCTGACAACAAATGGCTGCTCAGATATTCACCGGCGTTCGCATGATAAACGTTTGCCGGTTCGTGAATGAGTACGTCAGATGTTGGCAGACTCGCAGTTGTCACGTCGTTATCCTTTCCTTGAGATCGTCGCCGAAGCAGTTTTGAAAAACGTGTGCCTCTATTACTTAACTACACGGTGGCGAGGCGAGTTGACCGGTCACTTATGAAGAAAAGTTGAGACCGGCGTCCTCGAAGTGTTGCCGGATCTTCTGGATGCGACGCCATAAGTACGTATGTGGTACGTTCAAATCGCGTGCGACCTGATTCACATTGTCGTGCTTCAATCGCTCGCAAAGATCTCGCAATTCTTCGGGAAGCTGACCGATGACAGTCGCCATGTCTTCGCTCAGTTCAAACCGTTCGGCGTCGGTGCGCGATACCGTACCCGTCCGAGCATCGTGCTGATGCTCGTTGAAGCTGTCACCGAGCGTGATCGGAAGACCACACTCGTCGTGGTCCACAATCGTGTGCAACGAACTGTGGCGACCCGGGGCACGTTTCGCCGCACGCGGATCACGGACGAGGTTGACTGCGTAACGCTCGACCACGGTCTTTACGAAGGCCTTCCATTCGGCAACGTCCGGATCGAACTTGGGATATGCTTCCAGCAGCTTAATGGTCAGATCTTGTTCGAGGTCATCGCGATCGCTGTTCGTCAGTCCAGCTCTACCTACGAGTTGCTTGGCTTTGCGGCGGATGCAGCGGATCGCGAACCCGTTGCTTAGTTCGTGGTTGAGATCGATCTGGGCGGGCGACTTGATTTCACGTTCCATGTCAGTTCTCCAAGAGAGGCGATGTTTCGCGGTGCCCGTCGCACCGCATCGCCCTCCGGCGAACTATCACGAAACTGCGCATAAAAAATGACCGTCCGTCCCAAATGGGTGTACGGTCAGTCATTGCGTCTTCGGGTTTTGCGACTAACACTTTCACGAACTTGGTGAAAGTGTTAGTTGGGTTGCCGTCTGTTCACCCCGCTCGCTGGGTACGGTACTCCATGATCCGCTCCAAGTCGTCAGCCAATGTCCACAGGAATTGCAATTCGCGGGCGGTGGGATCGCGCAAACAGCGTCCGGCCGTGATTTCGGTTGTGCCGGCAAGTTTCGCCAGCTCGCGCCGTGTCGGCCGCGGCAACAATTCGGGCGCACCGTGGTGATCGAGCGTAGCGAACGCGTGATCCCGCGCGGCTTTCACATGTTCAACC